TTTGTAGTCATGCTTCGTGGATAGATGGTCCTCGAAGAAGTCAAAGTATCTACTTACGGTTTCTTCCCATGTCTCTCGACGATTCTCTTCTGGTAACCAGCGTGAGTAGCGGGACAAATGGATAAAGTCTTGATATAGTGTTGGTAGTTTTTTCATAACAAATTTCCTTTGGGGATACTTTATGTAGTCAATTCTTTCCATGAGAAGTCGAAGAGAGGTGAGATAATCCTTCCGATTGCCTCGGCATATTCTCTAATTTCCCATTGTGCGTGTTCGTCAATCCTTTGCTTATAGAATCTTGCATACGCAGCAAGAGATCCCGTCCAGTACCACTCCGTGTACATTCCTTGGGGGAGAACGAATCTTGCTTGTTCTGGTGCTACACCGTTGCGGAGTAACTCATTGTAGTTGTACAAGCACAATCGAAGAGCATTAGTATAACCCATCTCAGTGTCGTTGTCAACAAAAATAAAGTCCTCACTTCCTTGTTTTGCACCATTTGTTGGTTTCCCTCTCCACTTCGGTTCATAGAACTCTGGTTCAAATGAAACATATCTTCTGGAGATTTCATTTTCTACAAATCCTTGCTTGTGCTTGAAGAATTGTGTACGAATAGAAATAGGTGCTTTGATCCTCAGTGTGATCTGCGGGTGTGCGAAGGGGGTCCAGTGTTGGTGCTTTGCAAGATATTTAATAAGTTTTTTATCTTTCGGACACAAACATTGCACATCTTCTTTGTGGAACTTTGATCCCGTTTCAGCGAGACGAGTAACTGCTTCTTGATCTTCGCACCATTCACTTTCACTGTTAAAAGAAACTCTTGCAGCATTACACACAGTTAGGTCACTTCCCATGTGATCAATAAGTGTAACACTTCCTCTGTCTAGAACTCTCATAGTCTACTCCACTCGTTCAATCGATGCTTGGCGACCAGTCCGCTACAAGTATGCTCATCGATAATCTTTTTAATTTCTCGTTTACTGTACCCTGCCATGATCATATCATTTGGATCTTTTTGTTGTAGATCACTCGGCCAAATACAAACATTTTTCCCGCGATCAATTAGTTTTACATTTAGATTGTAAATTTCTTTGTTTCTCGGTTCGTTGTCTAGAATGTAGACACCTTCAGTATTGCTTAGGTGGGGAGGAACATTATCGACACCAGAAGCACCAACCATAGCGATACAGTTCTTGATAAACAAACTATCGATTGGTCCTTCTACAATGTAAACCTTTTTCTTAGGATTTACTCGCCACTGACCAAACCAAAGTTTGTCTGGTGCATCGGTAGACTTGATGGTAATGTATCGAAGAAGTTCCCTTGTTTTTCGTGTCTGTCTGTTGTCATCAACATTACCATGAACCGACTGCATCGCCAATGCTCGACCTTGTGCAGCAACCATCGTTCCTTCTTTATTAAAGAAGGGGAGAACCAGTCTATCTTCTCCACCACCATAGAGATTTGTTTGCCCAGTCAGTTGCTTGGTAAAAGAACCGAAGTTACTACAATAGTACAGAAGATCATACTTATCCTTTGGTATTTTCCGATTTGTTACAAACTGACGGGCAGCGTGACTTTCATCTAGTTCAGATATGGGAGTCAACCACCTAGTATCTACAACTTCCTTATATTTCTTCTTAAACATTTCTTCTACACCTGTTGACTTAATTTTTACGGGTCGTGGTCTCGGTTTCCTTTCCGTCTTCTCACGATACCGCTCTAATTGATATTCCGTCTTCAACGCAGGAGCATGTTGCTCCAAGAAAGAATAAAGCGAGAGAGATGCAGAACAGTTGTGACACTTGTAATAATAGGAACCCTCTCGCTCATAGAAGAATCCTCTGCACTTGTTCTTGTTCTTCTGTGAGTCTCCACAGAGTGGACACCTACAGTTTGCAAGGTTATCTTTTTTCCAAGAGAACTTGTCGAGTGAACTTGAAACAAACTCAACAAATTTCTTATCAACGTAAACTGTCATCTGCTGTTTCTGGTTCTACGGTTTTTCTTGTTTAGTTCACGGAACTTTCGATTCCAGTGGTCACGCTTTGTGTTTTCATACCATAGACGGTATTCTTCTTGCCACTCACGACTCATTCGTTCTGGTTTCCTCTTGGGAAACTCTCGCTTCTGATATGGTTTCTTATAGTTGTTATTCATAGTACCTTTAATTGCCTTATTTTGTCTGAGTTAGACTTAAACTTTTCATCAAAATTTCTACCATCAAATCCAACACCAGCGGTCATATCTGTTTCGCCTTGGTTGCTTCCTAGTAGATTCACTTCTGAGTTATCAACATCAAAAAGTTTCATCTTCCCTCTGTTGATTCCCACTACAAACTTCTTGTTTGCGAAGACATCATTATAACGATTCTTCAGTTGCTTTACAAGTAGTTGTCCCTGTTCTTCTAATTCTTCTGTTGAAATTAGTGCGAACATAAAGTCAGCGGTTGCTGGAAGACCAAACGATTCTGATGTGTCCTCCAGACCAACATCGCTACTGTTGAACCCTGTTCTGTTTGTTTGAGTCGCAGAAAAGATAGGGACATTCTTTTCCACTGCAAGTCCACGCAACTCCTCTGCGATTGCCTTAATTACTGTGTACGAATTTACGTTACTTCCTGCCTTGTACCGACTGGATGCACAGATATTTAGGTAGTCAATGAAGATCACATCTGGAACAAAGTTCTTTTTCAGTTTCAGTTCTTCGAGAAGAATACGAAAGTGTTGAACATTTGCAGTTGCCGTTGGATACTCTTTCACAATCATTTTGGATTGGATATTTTCTGTTACGCGACCGATCTTCTTTTCATAAGATCCTTTAGGAAGAATCTTCAATTCATCAAGAGTAATGTCCATAAGATTAGCATCGATACGTTCTGCGATTCGCTCTTCTGCCATCTCACATGTAATGTATAGAACATTTTTATTTGCGGCATAACAGGAAGCGGCATGGTGACACATGTATAGTGACTTACCCACACCAGTACCAGCAAGAATGATATTCAATGTTTTGTTTGGAACACCACCATTGGTGATCAAGTTGAAGAACTCCAGATCGAAAGGCATTTTTGATTCTACTCTGTGATAGAAATCAAAACGGTCGTCCGCATCACCCTCATAATCGTGACCAATGTGTTCATCGAACGAAACAGCAAGTGCGTCTGATAGAATTTCTGGAAGACAATTCTTTGTCTTTGTCTTGGACTTACCATCAATGATTTCAATTGATTCTAAGATTGCATTGTAGATCGCTCGATCTTTACAAAAGTCTTCTGTCTTATCAAGCAACCATTCTGGATCAACTGCTTCTTTATCTTCTCCGAGATCTTCGATCAATGCAACACAATTCTTATAATCCTGTTCGCTGAGATTTGACTTCTCATCGATACCAATCATTAGAATATCAGATGTTGGGAGTGCATTATACTTTGATATATGTTCACGAATCATATCAAAGACAGTCTTGTCTGATCTGGTCTTGAAATAATCATCTTTCAAGAAAGGGATGACTCTGCGTGAAAAATCTTCATCACGCATGAGGTTTCTGAGAATAATCTTTTCAGTCGTTTGCATTGGTAAGAAACTCCGCTTCGTCCAATCGGTTTTCGAGAATGTCTACTAGTATATCACCAAGTGTCTCCTCAAGTCCAGAAGAATCTTCAGGAAGTTCACCTTTAATAAGATCATAATCAAATGCTAATTCAGCATGATCATCGACTTCATGGATACCAACTTTGCCAAACATGACAATAATTCCTTCATATTCAGAATCAAGAAGTTGAACGGCAGTTGCACCAGTATCTCGACCCTCAACTATCTGGTAGTTCGGTGTCATCTGTTTCCTCTTCGATGGAAGATCCATACTTAAATTTCTTACCAACACACGCTTCGATCTTATTCATGACCTCTTCAGTAAAATACTTTTCAGGATCACGATAAATTTGCTTTTCGTAAACTTTGGTCCCATCAGCAACTTGGATACGAGTACCCAACTTTTCAAAGATCTCATTTTCTACTGCAAGATCTACGAGACCGTAATATGGATGCAGTCCAGTGTCATAATTCAACATGACATCGACCATAGAATTTTCTTTAGTAATACGAGACTTGTAAAGTTTACAATGAACGATGTTACCAATCACATCTGTTCCTTCCTTCACCTTCTTCTTTGAAAGATAGATGATGGTGGATGCTGCGTACTTAAGACCAGAACCCCCACCCATTTCCTTTTGGGGGAACATAGAACCAATAACATCATATGTGTGGTTTGTAAGAATCATTGGAATTCCTACTTGACCCAACTTCAGCGTTAGGGTTCGGAAAGTAGATTTTACAATTTGGGCACGGGTCATGTCTCGCGTTGTCTTACCATCCGCTGTATCTGTCACTTCTTTCAGCGTAGACAACATGCCCAATGAATCGAGTACAATAAGCAATGGTTTCTTTTCAGATTTCTTTTGCTCACCATAAGAATTGACAACTGAAAGCACCTGATGACGAAACTCTTCTACGGTTCCGACAGGAATGATGGCAATACGCTTTGGGTCAATCCCTCGTTCTCGAACCATGTTTGAGGTAATAGCATATTCAGTGTCAAAATAAAGCACATTAGCATCAGGATTGTCGCTAAGAAACTTATGCACGATTCCAAGAGCAAAGAATGTCTTGCCCGTAGCGGACTCGCCTGCCAACGCCGTGATCTTGTTATCCGGCAGACCCCCGTAAAGACTTCCTGATA